AAGGTGTAACAGGTGATGATTTTATTGAATTTGTAGAGCAAGAATATCCATCAAGTCTTGCAGGTGTTAAATTTAGTTACGTTCTAAATTATGTAAAAGAAAAGCATAATATTAATTGATGTTTAAATAATAATGTTCAAATCCGAACAAAAATGAAAGAGGTAAAATTAAATGAAATATTCGAACATAAAGGAGTAACGCTTCAATGTGTGAAAGAGCATCCAAATAGAATATGTGCCGGATGCTACTTTGAAGGGTGCCTTAATAGATGCAATGAACTTGTGTGTCTTGGAGAGGATAGGTATGATGAACACAATGTAATATTTATAAAAGTAAATCAAAATGAAGGTATGCAATAAATGTAATAGAGAGCTTCCGGAGGAGGCTTTCTATTCAAAAAGACGGACTAATACCTGTTACGAATGTTTCAAAAAGAAACAACGTGAATACGAGAGGAACAGGAAAGCTAAAATTCAAGAAATGAAAATTGATTTAACCAGAAAAGAATACGAAAAAAAGAAAAGGGAGGAGAAGAAAAAAAGCAAGGCAAATGTGACCACCTGCAAAAAAGATTGCAAGAGGTACCCATGCTTTAGTGGTATAGACAACTTCAAAAGCAATTTCACATTAACGTGCGTAAATTTCAATAAAAGATAATACAAACAACTTTGCTCACCTTATATATGAGGCGAGCAGAAATAATATCAATATAATTCATTTTAAACAAAATAACATGGGAACATTCATTCGTATAGCAAAACAAAGATTGCCAAGAAAAGTAAAGAAAGAAGCTAAGAAAATAAGCATCATGCATATACCTGCATCACTTGATGTTGTAATCAGAGTAGTTGGGAAACCAAACAGAACAACACATAAGTTGATACACAGATACCGGATTGAAAGAATGAGGATGTTTAGATCATTGGCAGCCATGAGAAAAGTTAGAGAAATACTTTCACAAGAATGCATAGGAAATGAGGAAGAAAACTCATTATGAACACATAGCCGAAGAAAGGAGTGCGGCAGAACGATTACTGGAGAAGGTAAAAAAGAATAAATCTGAAACAGTAAAAATTACACTCCGGGACAACTCGCATACAACCTTCTTTGTCAAGAAAGACAAATTAAAGGCAAGACTAAAAAAGCTGGAACAGGAAGGCAAGGTAATAAAGTCTTTGTCATAATTCAAATTTACGTGCAACACCTCTGACTATTAGTGACTTATTTCGTACATAAAACTACTTATGTATGAATGATATTAATTTCAGCAAAAGACTATTCCCCTCACACAAAAGGTCTACCAAGAAACAACGGCAGACCATAACAAAAGACGTAAATGTACTTTACGATGCTTATTACGCATGGGAATCCCTAAGAGATTTTAGGGAGGAAGCCAAGCGCAATGCAATGTACACTTTCGGGAACCAGTGGGGAGATTATGTTGTCGTAAATGGCAAGAAGATGCGAGAAGAGGATTACATTAAGAGCCAGGGAAAGGTACCTTTGAAAAACAACAGGGTGCGTTCTCTGGTTCGTAGTGTTCTCGGACAATTCTCAACCAATCAAACTGAACCGGTTTGTGTTGCAAGGGACAGGGATGAACAAGGCCTAGGCGAAATGATGTCGGCCACAGTACAGTATGCATATCAGCGTAACAGATTATGGGAACTTGACAGGAGAAACCTAGAATCCTTTCTTGTTACCGGAGCCGCTTTTTTCAGAACCTATTACGGGTGGAAAGACGAACCTTGCATGATGGATGCATGGGTGGACTCTGTAAACTATAACAAAATGTTCTTCGATAAGTATATGGACGACCCACGACATTGGGACTGTACTCTTATCGGGCAGATTCACGACTTAAACGTAGATGATGTTATAGCACAATTCGCCACTCCGGAGAATGAGGACCAGATAAGGGATATTTACCGGGCAAATACCAAAGAGGGTATTATGACCAATGTAGAGAACCTTACGCAAAGGAAACTAACAGAAATAGATTTCTTTGTTCCGGATGATTTCAACAGGTGCCGGGTGATTGAAATGTGGAGAAAAGAAACAAAGCGGAGAATCCGGGTACACGATTGGCTGACAGGTGAGTATTACAAGGTGGAACTTAACAGGAAAGCCGAGCTTGATGCAACAAACGAAGTTCGCAGGCAGGAACAGGCGGCAATGGGAGTAGCCGAGGAGGATATGAAGCTGTTAGAGTACCAAATATTTACTGATAGATATTGGTATTTCAGATTTATGTCACCTTACGGGGATATTCTCAAACAGGGAGAAACACCGTATTGGCACAAGTCACACCCCTACTCTTTCAAGATATACCCATTCTTCAATAGTGAAGTTCACTCTTTTGTTTCTGATTTCGTAGACCAACAGAGATACATCAACAGACTTATCACTACACAAGACTTTATTATGTCTGCAGCCGCCAAAGGCTTGCTTATGTTTCCGGAAGAATCTTTGCCGGAAGGTATGAGCATGGAAGAGATAGCAGACGAATGGTCGGCATATAATGGTATTATCTACTACAAAGCCAAAGCTGGAATACCGGCACCACAACAGATTGTATCTAATACTTCAAATTCCGGAGTCTATGATATGTTGAATGTCCAACTTAAATTATTAGAGGATATTTCCGGTGTCTCCGGAGCTTTACAAGGGCAAGGCGCACGATCTGGTACTTCCGGTGCATTATACGCACAGCAGACGCAAAACAGCGCAATTAACCTTGTAGACGTGATGGAGTCTTTCCGACAACTAAGGGAGGATAGGGATTTAAAGCTACTAAAGACTCAACAGCAATTTTATACAGACGTAAGATACCTAAATATTGCCGGGTCCAACTATTCACGACAGGCATCTGTATACGACCCTAAGAAGGGTAGAAACGTTGAAGTTGACCTTTCTCTCACAGAAAGCACCTCGTCGCCGGCATACAGAATGATTCAAAACGAGTTCTTGATGCAGTTATTCGATAAAGGGGCCATCATGGTTGAAGAGCTTCTTGAAATAGGGCAATTCCCGAATGCTGATAAGATTCTGCAGAGGGTACAAGACAGAAGAAAACAGATGGAGGAACAGCAATCACAGGTTGCGGCCCAACAGGAACAAATGGCCGGCCCGGGTATGCAACAACAAACAATGCCAATGCAATGAAAAAGAATATAATATTTTCCGGAATTACCCGGCACACAGACGACCAGATTTCGCAGGACGGGGAATGTATGGAGTTAATCAATGCGAGGGTGAAGAATGGCTCTATCACCCCAATCGGTAAGCCTATACAGGTAAGTACCCATGTACACCGGCCAATCTACATACACAAAAACGGCGATTACGAGAATGTTATAACCTTATCCGGCGAACAGGGAGTATCAGGTACAAAATCATTCTATTTTGGTCAAACGCTTATATACAACGACACAACAGTAAGTTATGGCATAAACCATGTAGGAAACATCCTTATCATTAAAACGGACTCCGGAATAAGGTATTTTAAGTTTGAAACGAGCTACTTCGATATAGGTTCTAAGCCTCCTCTTCCCACAGTGATATTCACAATGGTTGCGGAGGACGAGGAAAACGAACAGGGTCGATATGCGGACGTTAATCCGGCTATAGCATATCCAACTACCGATAACACTTATTTTGGCCTTGAAGAGAGCGAGAACAACGTAACAAATGCTATCAATGGTTCATTGTTGAAGCTGTACGACAAAGCAAAGAAAAACGGAAAGTTTACCTTCCCAGTTCTGGCAAGATTTGCTTATAGGCTGTATGATGGCTCTTATGTGTACCAATCTGCACCCATTCATGTAGAATCTGGAACAGCACTGTTTGATAATACATATTTCGGGGCCATGCGAGTAACTGTATCACCCCATGTAGACAGTGGTAAGCTGACAGGTATAAAGTTCAATTCCTTCTGCTCAAACTTCACTTTGAAGATGAAAGTAACATACTATGACCAATCAGCCATAAATTCATGGAAAGATATTATAACCGGAATAGACGTATTTGTTTCTCCTCAATTTGAAACAATAGACTTCAATGGGAAAATATCGGAAGTAAAGAAGTTGACCGGAACGAACATACAGCTTGATTTAAACTTCTACAAGCGAAACAAACTGAATGTAAACGAAGAGGACCAATCATTGTTCTACAAGGTGTTCACAGCAGACCTAAAAGACGGAGAATACGACATCCCGGCTTTAGATGATGTTTCTGGTAAAGACACGCTTCCGGATGATGAATTTAGCCATAATACGCTCATCCCTGAGATCATGTATTCGTACAACGGCCGGTTACATCTTGCCAACATCAAGACGAAGCTATTCTCTGGCCACAACATAAACCAGTTTATATACAGGCAGATGTTGTTCAACGGAGTGCCTTGCCCCCTTATGCCGATAGAAATGGGATATACGGAAGTTCACATAAAGACGGAAAGCGGAATAGCAAAGGTGTACAGAACACACAGCAACGAGGGTAACGCTTATGGTATATCACCTTATCTAAGCTACCCGGATTCAAGAGCGTTTAAGATGATTATATGTTTTAGCCAGTCTGGGACCTATTACCGCAAGGAGTTCGACCTAAAGCCATCTTCTGTATTGAACTTAGCTTATCACAAGTCAGACTCTATATATAAGCTATCCGATTTTACCGCAGGGTATGTTGCACCGGTTTCAGAGAATAATATTGAAGTATCTCAATCAAAGATAAAGGTATCGGAAATTTCAAACCCGTTCTACTTTCCGGCAAAGAACACTTATACGGCCGGCAACGGGGATATACTTGCACTCTGTTCCAATACGGCAGCTATATCACAAGGACAGTTCGGACAATATCCTTTGTATGTGTTCACAGATGAAGGAGTGTATGCAATGCAGGTAGGAACGAATGTAGTCTATTCTTCCGCATCTCCGGTTTCTAGGGATGTGTGTATAAATAAAAAGGTTACACCAATAGATTCAGCAGTAGTATTCGCAACAGACTCCGGACTGATGGCCATATCCGGTTCAACAACACAGATGCTATCTGAAAACATAGACGGCTATCTTCCATCTGCCGTCTCCGACCCGGTTATTCAGAAGATTTTAGCAATTCCTAAACTTTCAGCATCGACTACAGAGTTCAAGTATTACCTAGAGAATGCCGAGATTGGGTACAACTACCAAGAGAAAGAGATTGTAATATCCAACAAAGAGTATAATTATTCTTACGTTTACAATCTAGCGAGCAGACAATGGAGTAAGCTTTCATTGAACATTACATCATTCTTGAACTCCTATCCGAAATGCCTGGCAGTAGTAAACAATACAGCCATCTTTGACATACACAACGGACACAGAACCATAAATGACATAGCACTAATTACTAGGCCAATTAAATTTGGTTCTATGACACATAAGAGGATAACCCAATCAGCGTTAAGAGGTGTGGTAAAACCTTCCCTATCCGAGCTGTATCTAAGAGGGGAACCGGTTCTATTAAACGGGGACCCGCTTACCATATTCAAAGATTGTGGATTCTATGTACTAGGTAGTAACGATTGTGAACGTTATACCTTTATTTCCGGAACAGAGAAGATAAATGATATACGTGACCTTATTACAAAGATGAACAAGACAAAAGCGTATAAGTACTTTGTGTTCTGTTTAGTTGGAGGAGTAAGAACAGACGTAGCATTAAACTTTGTAGAAGCAGAGATTGACGAAGCGTTCGAGAACAGACTAAGATAAACAAAGAAGCCGGGATAAACACCCGGCTATCTTTTTATTAAAATGGCTGCAGCTTCCTTCTTACAGGTCCGTTCCTCTGATTAACTCTCTTGATTAAACCAGATACAGACCTTTTCATTTCATCCTCATATATGCCGGCCTCATTCTTCTTTGTCATAACACACCACCTAAATAAAGTGTAGTTTATCATGTAATCTTTAATAGACTCCAGTAACATTTGGTTCTTATCGAATCCGGCAGGAAGGTCTAATGTATATACAAACTTGCTTAACAATTCATCCTCCACAATAGAATCCCCCTCAGAATACTCTGCTGTTTTCAGATAAGGGGTAAGAATATCAATAACCCTTGCAGCTGATGTTTGTATAAACTTATTCAGAATATCATCATCAGAGTCATTTGCTTGCGTAAGCACAGCCACACTATCCCCGCCCTCTTTTGCATACTCACCAAAGTAGTGCGCCTGCAGTTTAACTGCATGAAGAACGGTTTCCCTATGTATTTCAAGAGTTACTAACATTATGGCAATGGATTACGTTTAACAGGTTTCTTTCTACCATTTAGATGCTTCTTTAAATAATTCTCCGTCAGAGAACAGTTATCGAAACACACCTTAGCCTCATTGGGATTAACCAACAGATACCATTCGTACAACGACCAATTAATAATGTAGTCTTGCATTCCTTCCATAATAAACGGTTTTCTTGAACCGTCAAACGTTACCGGAGCATCCACATTCATTACTACCGTAGTAGAAACTGTTCCGGGAGCCGTTACCTTTTCACCGGATGTTACGGCAACCTCAGATAAGAGAGTTCCAACAACACCGGCAATACGTGCGCATGCTTTGTCTATGAATCTGTTTAAAACATCATCATTATCATCACTGGCTTGCATCTTTGAATACACACCATTTGCATCATCTTGCTCTTTTCTGGAATCTCCGGAGTAGAAAGCGTGTAGTTTGATTTGCTTGAGAAGATCTTCTCTTACAAACTCAAAAGTAATTTTATTCATACAGGTTTCATTCTTAAATTAAACATTCTCTTTATATTCGCAATTTGCTGAACACTAGTCTTGTCATGTACACCAGAGTCAAGATGATTTACATCAAACCATTTTGCGCACACCCTTGAAACAATGAACATCTTAATTGACTTCTCCAAACCAACCATCCCGGTAATATCAACGTTAGATGGAAAAGTAAAGCTGAATGTCTGGTTTTCATACGAAGAGCTGTATTTCTTAAATTCATCCAACAACTCCGTAACAGAGTCATCGAAGAGTACATTAATAAGGTCGGCATCATCAGCAGAAGCCGAAAGGGTATCAAACTTATCTGAATTTCTAGCTTGATAGGTAGTAATCCTGTAAACATCCGTTAGGATAGACTCTTTAGAAATGGTTGCATTTTGTATCATAGCATAAATGTATGTTTATTAATCTTATAGCATCATCTGTAATTGCTAAAACTTATAGTTTACACCAATCTCATATCCGGACGCATATCTGTTTCGCTGATATTGAAAATCAATACCCAAATCGTGATAATACGCACCGGCACCCACACCTACTATACCGAATGAAGAGTAGGACGTACGAACGTAAGGAGTGAAAACATCCTTCTTTTGTATTGAAGTAACCTTCTGGATAGGCACAAATTCGTAGCTCAAAGCACTTCGTTTATTATATTGAACCTCCGAATTTAGCGTTAGCGTTCCATACTCATTGTCAAAAAGCAAATCGCTATACTTCCTTAATAGCTGGTATTCCTCTATGATTTTAGCAGAATCCACCACTTGAACCACTATATTATCCAGATAGACCGTATCTCTTACCGGTAGTGTAGGCCTCAATGGCTTCACCTCTTCAACAATCGTATGCAAGGCGGTCCCACTTTCCGGCTTCTGGCGAACGTATTCAGTATTTTCTACAGTAGTGGTCAGCCTTCCTACATAAAGGCCAACCACAAGGCTGATAACAGCTATTATCAATTGTCTTTTCATTCTATGTACTTGCTTATCTTGTTTATGATAGAAGTCATAACGGGAAGATAGTTTGTGGCAGTTGCATATTTGCCACCAACGTTATCTACAAGCCTTTTTGTAAACTCGATCGGGTCCTTTCTATAAGGCCAGGCATCCGAGAAATGCGGCTTCTGCAGTATGGCCAGATGGTCACGCAAACAATCCTCCAGAGAGTCATACACCCTAAAATGACGGTAAACTTTATATTTGTACAGCCGTTCATTTACCTTACTAACGGACATAACTCTTTCCGGCAATTTAAAGGATATGTTTGGCCGGCTAAAATACTCCGTAGTCAACACCAGTTCCACCGGACCGTTCCATGAAGAACCTTTTGTTATCCCGAATAGATTGTTTCCAATACCAGACTTCCCCCACCCCGACTCTAACGCTGCCTGCGCTGCAACAAACAACGGGTCAATATCACTCACATTCTTTGCAGCATTATACACCCAAAGGGCAAATTCCTTGTTTGTCATTTCATACCAATTTTTGATTTAAACACCTTCTGCAAATCTTTGAGAACTTTCAATATACGGAAGTTATACCCCAGACGTTCCAGATTTTCATCTATTGACTCTGCCTCCCAGAAGCAGATGTGAAACATCACATAAATTTTAATCAGTAAAAGTGCCGTAGAAGCAGACTCAATTCCCTTGCTTTCCGCCACAAGTGAGCTAAGAATAGAGATAAGTGTAATATACACACCCAACTTAATAACCCACCTTAAACCCTTCTTAGACCTCTTAGGAATACCCTCCTTCGTAGCAGCTCTCAACCCTGTAATGTAATCGGCAATCATGATAACGAAAAGCAAGATTGTGAAGAGAACATTAACTCCCATAATATCCTCTGATAAGAACTGAAATGCGCCAGTAACTACCGACACACAAGTACATATAAGACTCCATAATCCTGCCAACTGTACTTTAGGGTCATCTGCATTCAGCATAGGCTTGATAAAAGCCAATTGTTCAAATACTTCTTTCATTTTTTGTAGCTTTATAATTAATACTTTCACGAGTATAATTCTAAAGCACACATAAATAACCTCGTAAATTTCATTTATAGCCTGTATTCTATATTCGTAAACCTACCTCCTACATCTTCTGGCTCTTTCTACCATAATATCAAGTTCAGATTCAGTTATTATTTTAGAGTCGATAGAGTCAACAAAGTAGTAGGCTCTATCCTCACCAAGCGTAATCATACCCTCGATAGGAAATACAACTTCTCCACTATCCTTCTCGTAGGCTCTGCAATCTTCAAGATAAGAGGATAAAACCTCTGATGAATGCCATGTAACAAACGGCTTTCCGTTTATCCTTATCTGCATTTTGCACATAAATTCACATCCTCTTACCTTGCTTTCTTGTTTTGTAAAATCGACTATATCCAGTTTTAATTTCTTTTCAATGAGTTGTTGTATGTCTATAAAACTTCCCCTGAACCCATTTCGAAATTTAACAGGTATGTCACTAGGTCTAGGCATGTCTCTTTATTCAAGTATTACATTAACCTGTGATTCTGCATAGCCAACTGATAAAAGCGTATTTCGCCATTCTTCTTGTGTTGGAGTATGATCTGATACAACCGCTACAAAATCGGCTACAGGAACCTGTATTACAGTTAATTCTTCTCCTACAGATTCTTCTCTATCTACAAATCTGTGATTATGATACTTTCTGTATTCATTCATTCCCGGCTGTGGAACCGGTAATGTTAACTCTTTTACGCTTGCTTCGCGAGGACATTCCGTCGACGCGGTTAAAAACTTCACTATACTCATTTCGTAATTTTTTTATAAGGTTATAAGAATTGCAAAATTTCAAAAATCCCAAATAGCTGCATACGCAGTTTCTTTCATATTCCGGTTCACGTGGGCTTTTCGTTAAATCTCTAAGCTTTCGGATAAACCGTTCAAGAACACGCCGGCGGATCATTACTCCGTCCCTGTCGGTCTGGTACATACAGAAGTCTATTTTACGTGAATCAATCGGAAAAAGTTCAATTCTTCCGAGCTCTATTCCAAGGTTACTCTTTAGCCATTCTTTTATACGTGGAATCCAATCGGCAGCCTTTTCTTTTGATTCACACTGGATAACAATATCATCTACATATCGGACATAACAGCTGCATCCAAGTTCTTGCATACAGAAGTAATCGAAAACAGTCAAGTACCAATTACCATTGTTTTGACTAGGAAGCGAACCTATGCTTATTCCTGTCAGGCTCTCTATTTTGAATGCGTCTATAATTTTATTATTAAGCCTCAAAACGGCGCCTCCTCGAATTTTACGTTCCGTTAGTTCTTTGAGCTTTTGTTTTGAGATAGAATCATAATATTTGCGAGCATCAAGCTTTATAACATAAGGATAATTTCTTTTTAAATCTTTCCTTACCTGCTTTGAAGCTTTTAAAGTTCCGCGCCCTTTTATTGATCCGTATGTTCTATTTACAAACATCTTTAACAACGCTTTCCCTAAATGGTAATTTATCGCTTGATGAACGATACGATCTTCAACTCCGACAACATGTATATCCCTCAATTTGCCTTCTGACATTATTTTAAATGCCCGGCCTGTATCCGGCTCCCATTCCTCTGAAAGGAGCTTTTTTGACAAACTTCTTAAATTTGCTGTCAAATTCTGGCCGTACTTTATTACATCTTTTCTTTCCCCTTTATCTCCTGCACTCACCTGTTGCCAGGCTCTGTAAAGGCTGTTAAAATTGGAGACCTTTTCAATATCGACGAATGTTTTTCTCATTCCAATGTTTTTTAAAAATGAAGCTTTTTGCTTCCGATTTTTAAGAGCGACTTTCACGCCGAACGTACAACTGTTCGTCTACTAACCGACCTTTTATGGAGCATATTTCGCTAAATTAGCGTGGCAACTTTCTCTGATCTTTAATAATATTTTTGTTCGCTGCTCCAAGCATTGAAGTAAGGGCACCCCCGTAATTCGCGTTCGTGTTCGAAGCAACGTTGTTCGTGTTCAAATCCGAAACACCGAGGTTGGAACCGTTGTTCGCATTCCCAACGCCCGCAGGGATGACAAGAGAAAGAGCCATCGGGCAGCC